ACAAACTGCCGCAACATTTGTTGGTGGTGCAGCTCCTTTTACTTTTAAATATCAATTTGTTAGAAGAGAAGTTGGTGGTAGTGGGTTCTTCGATTTTGGAGCTCCAGAAGCACTCACATATACCATTCAAGCGTCAGACCTTGGATATGAAATCAGAGGTAGAACTATCGTTACTGATGCTTTTGGGTTTAAGGTGAATAGTAGTTCAACTACTCCACTTGAAATCGTTGTTATTGAGTAACATAAATAAAGAAAAATTACACCTATGGATATGGATGAACTTATGAGTCTTCTTGTGAAGGATGAATCACCTTCAGAAGTAAGTGATGCAATCAAAGATCAGTTGTTTTCACGAACTGCTGAAAAGATTCAGAGTATTAGACCTGATGTTGCTGCATCAATCTTTGATGATGATGTCAATCTAGATTCTGATGAAGAGGTTGAATCTAATTCAGATGTTGACCTCGATAATGAGATTCAATAAATAAAACATCAGGTGCTAGATTTTTACCTATAAACCCATGAAACTTATCAGAGAAGAGATCGAATCAGTTGATTTTATCGTTGAGGAAAAGAACGGTAAAAAGAGTATGTACATTGAAGGTATCTTCCTTCAAGGAGACATCTGTAATCGTAATGGAAGAATGTATCAAATGGAGGGCCTGAGAAGGGAAGTCCAAAGATACACAGAAAACCACATCAATTCTGGAAGAGCTCTTGGAGAACTGGGACACCCAGATGGTCCAACAGTTAACTTGGATCGTGTCAGTCACAAAATTATTTCACTCAGAGAAAGTGGAAACAACTTCATTGGTAAGGCCAAAATCCTCTCAACGCCAATGGGTAAGATTGCAGAATCACTTATTAGTGAGGGTGTCAAACTGGGTGTTTCTTCTAGAGGTATCGGATCACTCAAGCAATCAAGAGATGGTGTAAATGTTGTAGGTGATGACTTTATGTTGTCAACTGCAGCTGATATCGTTTCTGATCCTTCTGCACCTGATGCTTTCGTTGAAGGAATTATGGAAGGTAAGGATTGGGTTTGGGATGGTGGCATCCTGAGAGAAGCTCAAGTAGCTAAGACCTACAAGTATATCAATACCTTGGTCGATCAAAAACAACTTGATGAGAAGAAGTTGGATATTTTCAACAACTTCTTGAACAGTCTCTGATAATACAGAGATACCAATATTATAAATAAATATAGATTAAATAAATAAGGTTAATCGGAGTAAAGTTCAAATGTCTCGTGGAGATCTACAAGAAATGGAGCAATCCAAAACTGCTGTGAATGCGAACGCCAAAGCCGGTGATCCCATTCAGAAACTGGCCCCTGGAGCTGTAGCTGGACAACCAGCTGTAGAAGATCTTGGTGGTCCTACACCTGAAGATTACAAACCAGATAACGATTCTGCAAAGCTCAAAGAGCCTAAGATCGCTACCGTAAAGGATGTAGTCAATAAAGGTGCTAAGCCCGCTGAGCCTATGAAGAAGATGGCTAAGGAAGAGTCAGAAACTGAAGAGGAAGTCCTGGAAGAGGGAGAGTATTCAACAGAAGAAACTGTTGAAGAAGAGATTGACATCGAAGAAGATGTTAACGCTCTCCTCGGTGGTGAAGAGTTGTCTGAAGAGTTTAGAGAGAAGGCCAAGTTGGTTTTCGAATCAGCTCTTAACTCTAAAGTTTCTGAAATCCATGAGGCACTTGAAATCCAGTATGAAACAAAACTGGAAGAAGCTAAAGAGGGACTGAAAGAAGCCCTCACCGATAGAGTTGACTCTTATCTTGAGTACGTCGCTGAAGAGTGGATGACCGAGAATGAGTTGGCTATCGAACACGGTCTCAAGACCGAAATGACTGAGTCCTTCCTTTCTGGAATGAAGGGACTCTTTGAAGAACATTATGTAACAATCCCTGAAGACAAATATGATGTACTTGAGAGTATGGTAGAAAAACTTGATGATATGGAAACCAAGCTCAATGAGCAAATTGACAAGAACATTGGTCTGAATCAGCGTTTGGCTGAGTCAGTATCCGATAATATTCTTGATCAAGTTTCTGAAGGACTTGCAGTCACTCAGAAAGAAAAGCTCGCCTCACTTGCTGAAAGTGTTGAGTTTGAAAGTGAAGAAGAGTATCGTGAAAAACTGGAAACCCTGAAGGAGTCATACTTCTCCAGAGCTCCTGTTTCAACATCGGAAGCCCCACAGACACTATCTGAGGGTGTAGACACAACCGAAGCTCCTGTGAGTTCCGGTATGGAAGCCTATCTCAGAACACTGGGTGCTTTCAAAAAGTGAATTTTAGATTAATTCAAACACAAACACAAACGTAAAAGGTAAAAGCAAATGTTCCAGTCCGAGCATCTGCAGGAAAAGTGGAGTCCCCTCCTCGATTATGAGGGCCTTGATCCTATCAAGGATGCACATCGTAGAAGTGTAACCGCTGTCCTGCTTGAGAACCAAGAAAAGTTCCTCAAAGAAGAGCAAGCATTTAGTCAGGGTATCAACCTGATGGAATCCCCAACCAACAGTGCTAACGCACCTGGTGGTTCTGGTGGTTTTTCCGGATCCGCCGCAGCAGCTGGTCCTGTTGCCGGTTTCGACCCCGTTCTGATTTCTTTGATCAGACGTGCAATGCCTAACCTGGTCGCTTATGACCTGGCTGGTGTTCAACCAATGAATGGACCTACTGGACTTATCTTCGCGATGAGATCCCGTTATGAGACTCAGACTGGTACTGAGGCTCTGTTCAATGAAGCTGATACCGCATTCTCTGGTCAGGATGCAGGCTTCGACCTTACCGCTGGTTTCGCCGATGGCGACGTTGGTTTGGGAACAACAGCACAGAGAGGAGATAATCCTTCTGTTCTTAACCCCGTTGGTACCGCTTCGACCAACACTGCAGCCTATACCACTGGTGGTGGTATGGTTACGGGCGACGCTGAGAACCTTGATGGTTCTGGCGATAACGCTTTCAACCAGATGGCATTCTCGATTGAGAAAGTCACTGTTACCGCTAAGTCTAGAGCACTGAAGGCTGAGTACAGTTTGGAACTGGCTCAAGACCTTAAGGCTATCCACGGTCTTAACGCTGAAGCCGAACTGGCTAACATCCTTTCTACTGAAATCTTGGCCGAGATTAACCGTGAGGTTATCCGTACCATCTATATGACGGCAGAACAGGGTGCAGCTCAGAACGTTGCTACCGCTGGTGTATTTGACCTTGACATCGACTCTAATGGTCGTTGGTCTGTTGAGAAGTTCAAAGGACTTCTGTTCCAAATCGAGCGTGACGCTAACGCGATCGCACAAAGAACTCGTAGAGGAAAAGGCAACATGGTTCTGTGTTCCGCAGACGTTGCTTCCGCACTTACGATGGCTGGTATCCTGGATTACACCCCAGCACTCAACGCTAACTTGAACGTTGATGACACCGGTAACACTTTTGCTGGTACGATTAACGGTAAGTTCCGTGTATACATCGACCCCTATTCGGCTAACCTGACCTCCGGTAACGGAGCCAACGGTAACCAGTATTACGTCGTTGGTTATAAGGGTTCTTCACCTTATGACGCAGGTCTGTTCTACTGTCCTTACGTTCCTCTTCAGATGGTTCGTGCAGTTGGAGAGAACTCCTTCCAGCCCAAGATTGGCTTCAAGACCCGTTACGGTCTAGTTGCTAACCCATTCGCTGAAGGCGACGCTTCCAGTCAGGGTCTTGGTAGACTCCGTATCAACAGCAACCGCT